CGAGGAGTGTGTCGCACTAGAGTTGGCGGATCCGAACCTGCGACTGTCGAAGATTAGTAACGACCCCGAGCACTTGCGATGGTGCATCACTGCGATGGTTGTCGCATGGTGGGATTCGATTCGCCCTGCTGTTGCGTTGGGTGGGTTGATCGAACACAAGTTCACGGCACCGCTAGTTACTGGTGGCGAGACAGAGTTGTGGCTAGAAGGGACGATGGATTACGTTGCCCCTGATGGTACGATCTGGGATTGGAAAACCGCTACCCGCCCGTACTCCGCCAAGGAGAAGCAGAAGCATTCTCACCAGGCGACATGCTATGTGGCTAGCGCCAGAGCGTTGGGTCTAGTGGGTAACGGTGACGCACCCACACCCTTCAGGTTTGGTGTGATGATCCGTCAGACGACACCGAAGGCGCAGATCGTTACGGTCGAACGCACACCTGATCATGTGGAGTGGCTGAAGCGCCAAGTGTCTAGCGTCATCACTAGTGCCACGGTGATTGGCATGGATCGGGAGTGGGCTATCAACGATCAGCACAACCTGTGTTCATCCATGTGGTGCGACTACTGGACGGTGTGCAAGGGCGTGCATTGGAACAGTGACGACATGGAACCGCCGTCGCAGACAGTGAATTTCATTGGCGTTGAACGAGGCGACACCGCCGAGTGATATGATTTCGGCATCAGGTTTCTTCTCCTTACCTGATACCAAAACCTCCTGGGCATGAGGCTAAACTGCCCCTCCCCCACATAAGTGAGGGTGTCACACAAACAACATGGGAGTCACAATGATTAGCAAGGACGAGAGCATCGTCACACAGGTAGCGGCGAAGATCGCCAGCGAATTAACTTCAATCTCTTCTGACGGTGGTTCCGTCGAAGATGTGCAAGCAACTTACCTTAGTCACTTCGACTTCGTGCGTGAACTTCTTGTTGGCGCACACGGATTCGATGAGGCACCGAAGCAGGCACCCGCAACACAGCGTGCGGTCGATAATGTTGTATCCGAGTTCGGTGCTAGTTACGAGTCCGCTGGTGGCGCACTGAAAGTCAAGGGCATTCAGCACGGTCCGCTCCCCGCATGGCTGGTAGACGCATGTGCAAAGGCTGGGGTTACCGCAGTGTTCGACAATCGTGACACGGCTACACCCGAGAACCGTCGCCCCTTGTTCAAGGCTGCCGATGGAACTAACGGTCCTAAAGGTCAGCCCCTTGCATTCTGGGCACCGACACCTGGGGGACGACGATAAGCGATGGATGACGCAACGCTAAACAAGCGTTGGGAACAGATCGGGCGTGGGGAACTAACCCCCACGCCCGAGTCGCATCTCCCAACAAGCACCTACTATAAGCCATTGTCCGATGCGGTGAACGAGTTCGTTCACTGGGCGCAGACACCTGACGAGAGAATCTATTTGGGGTTCGATGCATTAGATAATCAGATGCGTGGGGTTGCCCCATCCGAGATGCTATTGGTCAACGGCTACAGCCACAGCGGTAAGACGTTGTTTCTATTGTCTGTGCTGAACGCTAATCGTGACAAGACAGTTGTCTACTTCTGCCCCGATGAGCCACGCACCTTGACACTAGTCAAGTTGGCGTGTGTCGCTAACGGGGTGAACGCATACGAGTTGGAACAGCAGGTCGCCGACAACGACCCTAGGGGCATTGACCTACTGAAGCATACCGCTATTGAACAGTTCCCTAATCTCGCAGTGTTCGACCAGCCGATGACTCTCTCTGACATGGAGAAGGCTATGGGTGAGACAACCAACATGTTGGGCAAGCCTGCCGTGATGGTGTTCGACTATCTGGAGTTGCTCCAGGGTGGCGGGGAAGATGTCCCGTCTAAGGCGAATACAATCAAGGCGTTCGGCAAGCGTCATCATGTACCGCTAGTTGTCTTGCACCAGTCGTCACGTACCGCTGGTGCGGACGGTCGCAAGATGACCATTAGTTCGGGTGCGTACGGTGGCGAACAGCAGGCATCACACATCATTGGTGTGCGACGCAAGAAGTTTGAGATTGAAGCACAGATCCAGGAGATCAATGAGAAACTGGCTAAGGGTACGGCGACTGAACGGCTATTGGAAAGATTGGATACGCTCCGATACGAGGAACGCATTCATGAAAATACTGTCACGCTAAACCTAGTGAAGTGCAAGCGTCCTGCTAGTTCTCTGTTGGATGACATCGACTTCGAGATCGAACAGGGTACTGGTCGTCTATTGCCGATGGGTCCAGTGCCGTATGACATGTCAGTCCAGGCACGCCATGAGTCTGACAGTGACCAGCGTCTAGAGTCCGAGTCCCTCAGTGAGATTGTGTGGGACTAGAGATGATGACCGACGAACAAGCACTAGAGACATTCGTGTCCCTGTTTAGGGGGCGTGGCGATTGCTACGGTTCAGAGTCTGGCGGTTGCGTCCGTGAGCAGTTGTCTAAGGACGTGTTCCTACAGCACCTAACTGACGGTCCGAGCATCGGCGTGTACCCTGCGGTACCCACCGATGGTGACGCTATCTGTGTGTGGGGTTGCTCCGATATCGACGTGGAGGATCTTGGTTCTGCACGTCTACTACAGAGAACCTTGGAGACAGCAGGCGTTCACGCATGGGTTGAGCGCTCCCGCTCCAAGGGCTATCACGTGTGGGTGTTCGCTGACGCACCGATACCTGCGGAGGACATGCGACGCATGTTGCTAGTAGCCCATCAGGTTGCGGACTACCCTGCACGTGAGGTCAATCCTAAGCAGTCGGATGTTTCCGTACACAAGGTCGGCAACTATGTTCGATTGCCGTACCCGCATGGTCTGAAGATCAACCCTGATCGACGCACCATGCTGGACGACAACGATCAGCCTATCCCGTTGCGGGACTTCCTCCAGTTGGTATCTAGTCGGCGCACTAGTGCGCACGACATCCGTCGTATCTCAGCACTGTATGTTCCACCTAAGCGTGAGCATGTGGTGATCGACTTCGGTGGCAACGAGGATCTGGATGAGGCGTTGCGCCTCACCAGTCCGCTGGCACGGATCATCTGGAGGGACGGACCACTGCCGTCGCAGGATCGCTCCAAGGCGTTGATGCGGTTGGCGTATGTGTGTGCATCTAGCGGGATCACACCGTCACTGTGCCACGTGATCGTGGTCGATGCAGACAAACGATGGGGCAAGTTCCATGCCCGAGGTGATGCTGGCATGGAACAGATCCAGAAGATTGTCGAACGTGCATACGGGGGATCATGATGGAACCACTAGCAGTCATCGACCTTGAACCTTGGGAGTACGAGCACGCATCCAATGTGGGTATTCGCAGGTTCACTGCGAACTGGTCAACTAGAGATGCCTCGCACTACGACCGTTCCCGCATGGAGGACGACCGCACCGCCCAGGTCGCAGCAGCAGCATGTGAACTAGCAGTGGCGAAGTACACTAATCAGTATTGGCACGCCCATATCTGGCATCGCTCCGAGCATGACAAGTATCGGCACATGCCAGACGTGGGCACCAACATTGAGGTGCGCCGAGTGCGCACTAGTGATCGGGCTGCCGTCCGCCAAGGCGGACTGGGCAAAGGTCTAGTGTTGTGGGTTGCTAGTTCCGTGTACCCTGAGTTGCGTACTGTTAACCTGTGGGGATCAATCGGATACGACACCGCATGGGAACTGGGTCAACCATCCCACTATTCTGAAACAACTAGACTGATACCGATTAAGGAGGTGTGGTTATGACACGCAAGAAAAAGCACACAGTCCACTACACCACTAGACCCCAAGTGAAACAGCGTCCACGCATGACACGTAGGGGTAAGGCGTACACACCAATGAAAACGCATCTTGCGGAAGATCTAGTTCGGGAAGGGTGGACGGGACCGTGCTTTAGCGGTCCCGTCTATCTCGAAGTGGACTTCCATAAGGATGGTTCCATTGTCACCGTAGGCAAACTGGATGTTGAGCACTACCCGCCTACCGCTTTGCGTGGGGACATCGACAACTATCTGAAACTAGTGATGGATGGTTTGAACGGCGCTGCGTATGAGGACGATTCGCAGATACGTCTAGTAGTTACGAGGAAACTATGACCAATAAGAACTTCAACGAACACAAGTGGAGCCAACGGTACAAGACGATGGGGGACACGGCAGAGAACGCATTCCTCATGCTGTATCCGCACGCCCATCGCATGGGTATCAACCGCCCAGACTTCAGTGTCGCCTCATTGCCCAAACACTTTAGGCACACGCCTGACTACCTATTGCCCGCAGGATTCCATGAGGTGATGGGTGTCTCGTCTAGATCTAAGGATGCCACGTTGAAACTGAAGTTCGACAAGTTGGATTCCCTGAAGATCTGGACTCTACTTGGACCTGGGTTCCTGTGGGTGTGGGACTCGCATCGCAAAAGGTACTGGTGTGCGACCATCGAAGAATGGGCGCACGCATGTGCCCATCATGCAACAGTCGATTACTTCCCTGATAACAACAAGCCCTACTGGTGTTTGGAGATTCAGCACTTCCCGTGCGAACCCACCGTTGGACTAGAAATGAACAACTAAGATGCCCAGAGATGTTATGCCCCGCATGTCGGACGATGACGAGTTCGATAAACTAGCAACCAACCCCGCCCCCATTGG